TTCTAACTGTGGAATAACGTGCACATATCTGCACGTTAAAACAATGAATTTCATAGGTAAAAATGAGCTTTCCTTGACTACTCGTTAATGCACGTTTATGCTTTTTAGCACCGAGTTGGGACTAAAGTTTAGTCCCAATTTAGTCCCCAATTAACTGAGGGACCCATGATCACTTATCCTAAAACTGATGTTCGATATTGGCGTTCCCGATTGTTCAAGCACTCGCGAAAAGTTAGAAGCAAGGCCTACGTGGACAACGGCTGGTCTGTCCGCATTGGACACGAGAACCACCAGCAACGTTTCTCATTGGGAACGTCCAACAAAACAAAAGCCGCCACCAAAGCGCGCGGCATTTACATGGATCTGCAGGCGCGCGGATGGTCGGCCGTCAAGCGACCGGCACAAGCCAAGTGCGATGCGACCATTGGCGAGTTTGTGCGCGAGCTTATCCAGTTGCACGCCAGCAAGGCCGCAACCATTCAAAATTATGCGGCTGCACTACGCAAGATCGCGGCCGACATTGCGAAAATCCCGAGTGGTGGTGGCGGTGGAAATGCAAAAAGACATACGGAGTGGCGCGAAAAAGTTGAGGCGCTCAAATTATCTTTCCTGACACCCGCTCGCATCCAGAGCTGGAAAGAAAATTTCATTGCACGGGCCGGAAGGGATCCGGTCAAGATCCGCTCCGCGCGAGTGAGCGTGAATTCGTTCCTGCGGGAAGCTCGCAGCCTGTTCAGTCCGCGCTACACCGAGAACTTGGACGGAATCGCGCTCCCTGATCCGCTTCCGTTCGCCGGAATCAAATTGGAAAAACGTTCCATGCCGCGCTACCAATCAAGTTTTGATGTCGCTGCTCTTGTTCATGCCGCATGCGATGAACTGGCGACGAACGAGCCGGAACAATTCAAGATTTTCGTTCTGGCCGTCATGGCTGGCCTGCGCCGCAACGAGATTGACAAGCTCGAATGGTCGCGGTTCAACTGGTCACAAGGCACGATCACGATACAGCCGACGGCTGTTTTCAGAACCAAAAGCGATGAGAGCATTCGTACGGTGTGGATTCCGCCACAGATGATGTCGTTGTTCCGCTCGTATCATGACAAGACTGGTGGTGCGTACGTGATCGAGAGCGGTATCATTCCGATCCTCGGGAAAGCGTACGAGCATTATCGTTGCACGGCGATCTTCGAAAAACTGATTGCGTGGTTGCGTGCGCATGGAGTCAACGGTCAAAAACCATTGCACACCTTGCGCAAGGAATACGGTAGCCAAGTGGCCGCGCGTTTCGGCATCTACGCTGCGCAACAAATGTTGGGGCACGCCGACATTGCAACAACCGCGATGCATTACCTGGAAACCAAAGACCGCCCGATGGTCGGACTCGGGCATTTACTGACCGATTGATTGGTCAATCTCTTCCTGGGGCCTGAACTAGATTCCGTAAAATACCCTTGAGCGCAGCGCGCACGCGGCGATGGCCAGTGACAGCAACACTAGGTTCTCCGTCGATAATGATCGTGAATCTATCGGGGTTAAGATCAATCATTTGCATGATCGCTTGCATCTGGCTTATGAGCTTCACATCGCTCTCGATGCGCACATATTTGTCTGCTTTCCAGCTCTCATAGCTGATCGTCATGGGCGTTTCTCCCTTTGGGATTCGCGAAAGTTGCGTTGCAGCTCACGACTGTCTTCAAACACGAGGTCGTAAAGTTTTCTGCTGTCGGTCGCGATCTCTCTTGCATCGCGATAGACGATCTTGCGACGACGCTTGTCTGGAATCAGCATGATCAGATCGTGGCAAAACTTTTCTAAGAGCTTGATCCCGCCAGCCGAGCGGAAACCGCTGTAGCCGACTTCGGATATCATTGCGCGATAAAAAGCGTAGAGGCGAAAGAAGATCGCACGCGGCAACAGATGCGATTTGGAGATGCCTTTCCAACGGCCTGCCTGCGCATCTTCGTATTGCTGCCGAATCCGCTCTGGATCAGGCGGCGGATTGCCAAGCTTGTTTGCCAAAAGCCATCTTGGACTGATTCCGGTTTCTTCAGCTATTTTGTAAGCAAATCGTTCGCTCAGCGTTAAGCGCACGAGTTCGATGCTCTGAATGGTGTCGCGACTCGCTCCGATGAGATGCGCAAATTCCGATTGCGTTAGGCCGATAGCCTCCCGAATCCAAGCGACAACATGACGTTTCTTCCTTGATTGCGACTTCCGTAGATTAGGCACGATACGGCTTTTTAAGGCGTATTCCGGAGAACACAAATAGAAAGTGCAGGAATTGTGTTGCGGGTGCGCAAAATACGTATTCAAATACGTATCAGTTATGAGAATTCCACAACTGAATTTATTGCCCGACGTCGCCCAACGCGCAGAGTGGGCGCGACTCTTAGAGATGAATTATACGACTTTGGCGCGAGCCGAGGAGCGCGGCGAAATTGAGGGACATAGTCCCACTGGCCCATCAGTCGTTTACACGAAAGACACCATCCTCGGTTGGATAGCTCCCTCTCTTGTAGGCAAGAGCAAGTAAACGCGAACAGAGAGGAAATGATCGTGACGCCTAACGACTCGAAAGAATTTCTCGCTGCTCCGAATGCTTCAGAGCAAAGCGAAACCGCCGATGACCATGCGATCACCGGCGGTTCAGATCTTTATGCAAAAAACAACGATGCACAGCGTAGGGCCGTTCCCGTCTAACAGCAACTCTAAAGTTGTCAGCGGTAATGGCGAAAGCCGGCGATCTCATCATCGACCGGTAATGAAACTCCACCGAGACGGGAGCGTTTCGCTTCTTATCGGAGGCATCTGGCAGCGGGGCCGCGTTCTGTTTAACGCGCCCGCATACCAATTCGGCCTAACGAAGGGAGGTCAATAACCAAGGCCCGATCAGCCGCTGCGGTGCGCCATTCGTGTCGCAGCGGCGATTCGGCATTTCAAAATTAGAAGGAACCCAACCAAAACACGAAAGAAAAATCATTATGACAAAAAACAAGAATTACTATTTCCCGTCCCCGTGGCTGCACGCAGACGACCTGCCTGCTGAGGGGAAAGATTACACCTGCACCGGTATCGAGGATTACACCGACCGCGACCAAGTCGTGAAACCCGTGCTCACGTTCTTGGAGACCGACAAAAAACTCATATTAAACGCCACGCAATTCGGTGACATGATGCGTCTGACCGGCGAAGAAGACGCTGATCAGTGGGCTGGTACGCGCGTCAAGCTGGTGCCTGTTATCATCACGATCACAGACAAGAAAGCGGGCACAACAAAAGACGTGCCCACGATCAAAATCCAGCCCACCAGCCCTCTCGTGGCGACGGATAAGCCGCTAGTCGAGGAACCGATCTTTCAGTCGGGCGAATCGAAAAACGAAGACGACGAAGAAGGCATCCCCTTTTAGCGCCATGATGATTTTCCACATCGAATACTTAAGCAACGGCGCAACGGAGCCGTGCCAGATGACTCTCAGGGGCGCGTCAGCGGGAGTCGCGCAAGCCAAGTTTCACGCGAAAAAGCCAGGCGCTCGAATTTTGCGCTGCTGGACCGAAGCCCGCGCTGGCGGCTGCCATTTGGGTTTCGTCAATTACGCGATTGCCAGCACCGCGCGGGTCGAGCCGCTTCCCGCAGCCGCTGACCCAACGGAGCAAACGTTCGGCTTTTTCAGCGAATGCGTAGGCAAAAGGCCGAATGAACGGAGAACAAGGTAACACTTGGATGCAGCTGCAGATTCGTCCAGTCGAAGCGAAGCTACTTGCGCTCGCGTTGGACCCGGCAGCACGTGGCAATGAGATTGTCACGGCCGCTGAGAAATTGATCCGCAGTCTGCGCGAGCGCGGCATATCGGCCACTGAACTCTTTCGCGGCTCACAATTAAAGCCGAAGCCGGCCGCGATCGATCCAGCACTAGAACGGGCATATGCGACGGTGATGCCATTCGGTAAGCACAAGGGCAAACGTCTGCGTGACATACCGGTCTCCTATTTGGTCTGGGCTGAAAGCAACTGCACGAATGCCAGCGCGGGATTGCTGCGCGCGATCACGAAGGTTTTGGGCGAATGAGCATGAACAGAGTTCAGCAACTTTACGAGATTTTCGGACACGAAGTGTTCATCCCAATCTCGCGCGGCGAGAAAGCGCCCAAAGGCAAGAGCTGGGAAAAAATCACGTTCGAGGAAACGCAAACGGAAGCGTATCAGAAAAAACTCGTGTGGTGCGCAGAGCACGGAAACATCGGAGTCCGGCAAGGTGAAACTGTGCAGTCAATCGACATCGATGACGACGAACTCGTGGAGCAATTCCAAGAACTCAACCCGTTTCTGGCAAACACGACCGTCACCAGAGCGAAGCGCGGCTGTCAATTTCATGTTCGAATCAAAGGTGCGTATCCGAACGGCCAAGCCGTCTACAAGCTCGCGCACAAATTCAAAGTCGGTCGCGACGGGAAGCCACTCAAGCTGATGGAATGGCGATGCGGCGGCGGCGGCAAGGGCAGTCAATCAATCATCTCCGGGGTGCATCCCGACAAGATGCCCTACCAATGCAACGAGAAACGCGTTCAAGAACTCGAATTCAATCAGATCACATGGCCGGATTGCATAAGGCTCCCGTGGATCGAGGAAGAAAAGCAACCCAAAACTGAAAGCACGCGTGTTCGCAAAGGCAGCGAGCGACTGGCGAAAGAAGCCGAGGAGCGACCAGTCAAGTTCGAGGATTTCTATGCTTACATGCCGATGCACAATTACTTTTTCATTCCGACACGCGACCCGTGGCCAGCGTCGAGCGTCAATGCTCGACTCCCGGCGGTGAAGGTAGGCGTGGACGAACGAGGAAACGACATCCTGATCTCGGCGAGCGCATGGCTCGACCGGAACCGACCCGTTGAACAGATGACGTGGGCACCGGGATTTCCGATCTTGATCGAGAATCGATTGATCTCAGGCGGCGGCTTTATCGATCATCCCGGTTGCAACACGTTTAATCAGTATCGTCCGCCAGAGATTGAACTCGGCAACGCAGACAAGGCCGGGAAATGGCTCGATCACGTCGCGCTGCTTTATCCCGACGACAGTGATCACATCGTGGACTATTGCGCGCACCGCGTTCAAAAGCCGTGGCAAAAGATCAATCACGCATTGGTCTTAATCGGGGCGCAAGGAATCGGGAAAGACACGCTGCTTCATCCGGTCAAGCAAGCAGTCGGGCCGTGGAATGTTCACGAAATTCTGCCGCCGACGTTGCTTGGACGATTCAACGGCTTCGTGAAGTCTGTCATTCTTTGCATCAACGAAGTTCACGATCTCGGTGACATCAATCGCTACAACCTTTACGAACGCCTGAAAGCTTATACAGCTGCGCCACCCGATGTCATTCGTGTCGACGAGAAGAACGTGCGCGAATATCCAGTGTTCAACGTTTGCGGCGTCATCCTGACCTCGAATTTCAAGACTGGCGGGTTATATCTGCCGGCAGATGACCGCCGTCATTACGTCGCATGGTCGAACAAAAAGAAGGATGACTTTGACGCGAAATACTGGCGCGACATTTACGTATGGTTCAATCTTGGTGGTTGCCGTCACGTCGCCGCTTACCTCACCCGACGCGATATTTCGAGCTTCAACCCCAAAGCACCACCGAAAAAGACCGACGCCTTTTGGGAGATCGTTGAATCAAATCGAGCACCGGAGAACGCCGAACTGTCAGACGCCTTAGATCAGCTTGAATGGCCGAATGTCGTCACCATCGATGATATCGCTGATCTTGCGTTCATCACTGCCGGTGCGCTCATAAGCGGTGAATTCGCCGCTTGGCTCAAAGACCGACGCAACGCGAGAACGATCCCTTTTCGGTTCGAGGAATGCGGTTACGTCGCCGTGCGCAATCCCGATGACAAGACCGATGGACGTTGGAGAATCGGAAATCGACGATGCGTAATTTACGCCAAGCGTGAGCTTTCCATCAGAGATCAGATCATTGCAGTGAGAAAACGAATTGCAAAAGAACGGACGTAAAAGTCGAGATGGCCGTGATTTTATATCTCTATTATCCAGAGCTCTTTTCTCTCCTCTTTTTCTCAGTTTCTTTTGTCATTCAGGAAGCCCGTCGGCGCGCGTACACGCGCGCGAGAAATAATGGAGATAGAAGATCACGACCATCGCGACTAAGACGGCCGGAAAAAGCCATGCCACAATGAAGAAAAACCCGATCACGTTGCGTGAGCGAATCGAGCGTTTCGTCGACTCTTGTCCATCGGCAATAAGCGGTCAAAACGGGCATGATCAGACGTTCAGAATGGCCTGTATTCTGGTTCAGGGATTCGATCTGTCGCCGGCGGATGCATTCTCGTTTCTGGCGCGTTACAACCAGCGTTGCGAACCGCCGTGGACTGAGAAAGAACTGCGTTACAAGCTCGCTGATGCTGATCGGGCGCAAAGCAATAAAGAGCGAGGCTACCTTTTATGAATAAACAAACTGAACCAACATTAAAGGCCGAAATCGTCCCGGCAAAAGCGGGTGAAACCGAAGAAACTGAACGGCAACGAAAGCGGGTTGCGACTCAATGCGAGCGTCTTCGTCGCGATGTCGATCAATTATTATCAACGATGGATGACTGTGAGCTTGAAGTCGCGCTACCGTTGATCGAAGCAATCGTGCATTCGGGCACGAGTCACGCGTTTCATCGCGGCGTCATGCGTGGCCGGGAAGGAAGCGAGGGGCAGCCATGAGCAGCGGATATGGACCCGTCGGCCGCATAGAGGCAATGGATCGTGAAACCACTGGCGTTGTCAGTATATGCGTCCGCGAATGTTGGACTTCGAGCGAAGATTTCGTCGAACTGGTGATTGATCTGCCAGACGGAGCGGTGATCGATATGTCAGACGGCGAACGCGTTTTATTGGACATGGGACACGCTGAGGCGCGGCAACTGGCAGAGTTTTTGTTGCAAGCCGCTGGCAAGTCCGGGGAGTTAATCCAATGACTAACAACCATGCTGATCCACGGCAATGCCCGTTTTGTCACGGACAAAAGGAACCAGCCAGATTCGCTTGCTCTGTGTGTTGGCGAAAGATTCCTAGAGAACTTAGAGACGCCATCGCAAACGCGCGCCAGGCTGCACAGGAATGGCTGCAACAGCACGCTCACAGCAAAGCATCGAGACCGGCACCATGATCACGCGTCACGTTCTGTGCTGCAGTAATAGCCTCGGCGTGGAGCTGTTCCTTAACGAGGATACTGGCGAGCAATTCCTTCGCTGGTGCAACGGTATGCCGTACGAAATGGAGGTTGCCCCGGTCTTGCCCGAATTGGCGTACTGGCAACGGAGGATCCTTGACGAGTTCACATCACGCACCGGCAAGGATACCAGCAGTCCCGTATGGCTCCTCAATGAACGCGATGCCAAAGCCTTCGACGTCATTGCTTGATGGTCTTTATCGCGTGGAGACCAAGTTCTTCACGGCCGGCTTCATCATCGATCATGGACGCGTGATCAGCTGCGCACCGATCTTGCGGAAGCGACTCGACTACTGGCTTCAACACGCTGAGAAGATCGACGGATGAGCCCGGTCTCACGCACATTGCAATGGTTGCGCGCTCACGGTTACGAGGCGCAAAGGGTCGAACACTGGAACCATTTCGCAAAGCGTCGTGTCGATCTGTTCGGGTTCGATGTGATGGCTGTGAACACCGATCACGCGCTCTTGATTCAAGTCACTGATGACACGCACCGCGCTGAGCATGAAGCGAAGCTGAAGCAAAGCAAGCCGGCGCAATTGCTCGCTCGTCACATGCACGTCGAACTGTGGAGTTGGGGATTGAAGCTGACTGGCGCCAGGCGCCAGGACGGTCTGCTTAATCGCAAGAAGGAATACAAACTGCGACGCGACTCGTTAGGCGTTCGTTGAACCCGGCGGGGTCAAGTTTTATCCCGCGAACATGCCCGACGCGGTCAGAGAACGGCCAAGATTTTGAAAATTTTTCGGTCGAGAATTCGTGTTAATGTTGAGCCGTTGGGCGCTACATCGGCCGAAGCCCGGCAACTTGTGAAGCGATTTCCGAGGTTAAACCAACAGCAAATGGCTGATTTTTTGTCCATGAAAGCTGTCACGTTGGGGTGGGCGACGCGCAACGGAATCGTCGAACGTGACGGCGATGGATCTTATCGCCCTGAGATCGTCACCGGCCAGTGGTTAAAATACGAACGCGGCCGCGCGGCCAAGAAAGCCGGCCGCTCTGAATTCGAGCGTCAGCGCGTGCGGCTCACCAAAATGAAGGCGGACGTCGTGGAAAGACGATTGTGCCAGCTCGACGGCTCGTTGGTTGGCACGGACGACATCGTCGCCTCTATGAAGACCGTTTGTCTTCGTATTAAGAGCAAACTACAAGCGGCATTGCCTCGGATAACGCGGGCTTGTTATCACGCGCCAAATCTCACGGAGGCGTTGAAAGGTTCTCGAGCGGAATTTGATGTTTTGATTTCAGAATTATCGACGTTAGAAAATGACACGGCGCCAACACAATTCGAGGTAGTAAATGCAGATGGTGCAAGTGCTAAGGGATCCACGACCGGCGAAGATCCGGACGGCAGCGTTGCTTGAATTCGACTCGCGCCTTCAGGCGGCAGTACGCGAAGGATTCCATCAGCCGGCTTTTCTTTCCGTCAGCGATTGGGCCGGGCAGCATCGCTTTTTAAGCGGAAGCGAAGCCGGCAAGTACAATCCGAATCGATGTCCGTATCAGCGGACGATTCAAGACGCTTTCAATGATCCCGAGGTGCGCGAGATCACTTGGATGAGCGCCGAGCGCGTCGGCAAATCGACGGTTGGCGCAAACATTTTGGGTTACGTCGTTGACCGTGAACCGTGCAACGTGCTTTGGGTGATGCCATCTCGCGAAGCTGTGGCCGATTTTCTCAAAGACGAAATTGAACCGATGCTGCGCGCGAGTCCGACGCTCTGGGGGAAGGTAAGCGCGGGCAGGACTTCAACCGGCCGGACGAACAATGTTCGGCGCAAAACGTTCTTGAACGGAGTCGTGACGTTTGTTGGTGGCGGAAGTGCTTCGCCACTGGCTTTTCGCACCGTGAAAATTGTGGTGTTGGATGAGATCGACAAACTCGCGGTTCTTCGCCATGAAGGCGACGCTGACAGTCTGGCAAGCAAACGAGTCAGCACTTACGGAACCGATTTTAAGATTCTTCGATTTTCGAAGCCGACCGTCGAGGGCGAATCCCGTATTGCTCGGCATTACGAGCGCGGATCGATGGCGCGGTACTTCATCTCTTGTCCGGGCTGTGGAGAATTTCAGGAGCTGGGCTGGGCATTGTTACGATTCGATGACGTGACGATGCGGTGCTCGAGCTGTGATAGTTTTTTCGATCAAGACCGATGGCTTTCCTCGCCGGCGGAATGGAGAGAAGGCGTTCCGAATCCGCACCACAAGAGTTTTCAATCCAGCGCGCTAATTTCGCCGCTGATTCGCTGGGAAATGCTGATTGAGGAGTACAGAACCGCGATTCATGCGTTGGGAGCCGGCGACTCGAGTCTCATTCAAGTGTTCGAAAACTCTAGGCTGGGCAAGACGTACGCCGGCCGCGTGGATCGAATCGAACCGGGAGAATTGTATGCCAGACGAGAAGTTTTCTGAGAAGGGGATTATCCCTGAGGGAACTATTGCCACGACGCTCGGAATCGATTCTCAGAGCGATGGTTTTTATTTTTTGCTGGCTTGTTGGGGTCGGCGAATGGAGTGCTGGCTACCGTTGACGGGCCGGATCACGGGCGACATGCGCGCTGATGCAGTCTGGAAGGCGCTTCTCGAGGTGCTGACTACAACTTGGCTCGACAAGGATGGCAATGGTTATCGGCCGGTGATTTCTGCTCTGGACATTCAGGGCGACCATTATCCACAGTGCTTGGAATTCGTCCGCGCACATGGCTGGCTCGCGCGGCTTCGAGCTGTGCGCGGTTACGCCGCTCAAAGAGCCGTCGTTTCCGGCCGATCTTTCGGAATTTTGCGAAATCGCTACGTCGACAAGAGCACCGGCGTTACGGTAACGAATGTGGATGTCGATATCGCCAAAAGCCAGCTCGCCAACATGCTCGCCCGTAAAGATCCGGGGCCGGGATACGTTCATCTGCCATGCGCGCCCGATGGCGGAATCGCCGGCGGTTGGGATCTTGACGCGGTTGGAGAACTGACGGCTGAATACCGTCGGCAGAGCAACCAGCGCGGTTACACCGTTTCGCGCTGGTATAAAAAATCCAATCGGCCGAATCATCGCTTGGATTGTTTGACCTACAGCTTGGCCGCCTTGGCGATTAGCCGGCTCAAGATCGACACTTGCCCACTGCAGAGGGTGGAGGCGCGCCATATTGGAAAACCGGCGCCGGCGCAAGACTCGGAGAGATCTCCCTTTGGCGCTCGAAAGATGTTCGTCAAGAGCGATCCCGTAATTGGCGGCTTGGCCGGATACGGGGTGGAATTGCCTCCTGATCATCGGCGACCGGCAGGCTGGGGTACGCTGCCGGGAAGCGGCGTCAGCTTCTGATATTGGGCAAGGGGCGGCGGTTGACTGGCAACTCCGCGGCAATGATTCGCCGTTTCTATCGAATACCCGCGGATTGCTACTCCGTAGAACACCAGCGACGCCAAGAACACGACATCGCGGCCCCTCGCCACCTAGTTTTCTCCCGTCCGGCCAAAATTAAATCCACGCCAGCACAGTAGACTTCCGCGGGTGATTCGGCGGCTTAGCAAACTCCCCGGCAGCAGCGCGTTCATTAAAACGCGCAATCTCCGCCCGGAGGATGTACTGCCGTCC